ATACACCTTTTTCAGGACTGGCTTTGGAATCATGTTTCCGCATGTTTTCCTTTTATTTACACTTTCTTACAATACATATTTTAATATATATCCCTTTTGTATTTCTACAAACTTTTTTTAGTAAAATCTACAATTTTTTTAATCGTAAACATCCACACCAAGCGCATAGGCTAGTTGCGTAATACCTTCCATTCTTAAATCACGTATTGTGAATTCACTGTAATTCAATTCATTTCCAATCTTTACATCACTTTGTTCTAATATCAATGATTTGTAAATCACTATCCGGTTAGTAGCCGGAATACTATTTAATGCAGTGTTTACACGATCTACATAATCTTTGAACTTCTTTCCAACTGTATCAGCATACAATGCAGCATCTTCAGTTGATGAATGAAATTGATTAGTGAAGCTTGGCGGTACGATTGTATAATGTGGCGTAATGCTAGGCATACTTTTCAAGTATAGCTTGTTCAAAGCGGTTTTGTATCTGCCAATTACTTGCATTACTGCTTGTTTTGTTTTGATGTAGTTCAGTTCCGGATAATCAAACAATTCTATACTTTCCAAGTATTTACACCTTCCTTTTTTAGAATGGTAAATCGTCATCATTAACTTCTCCAAATTGAACTTGTTCTACATTTCCAATTGGCGCTTGTTGTCTACCTTCTGTTACTGCTTTGGATTCTAGTAATGAAAAGTTTTCTACTAGCACTTCCGTCACATATACTTTTTGACCTTCTTTATTTTCGTAACTTCTTGATTGTAATCTTCCTTCAACTCCAATCAATGAACCTTTTTTAGTATAGTTAGATAAGTTCACTGCTGGCTTTCTCCAAATTACACAATTAATATAATCTGTTTCCCTTTCTCCTGCTTGATTTTTATATGTTCTATCAATTGCTAATGTGAATGAACCAAAAGCGGTTCCGTTTTGTGTATATCTTAAATCTACTGATCTAGTTAATCTTCCTACTAAACATACATTGTTAATCATATTTAAACCCCCAAATATTGTTCATGCATTTTCAAATCACCTTTAAGAATTTTGTTTACTCGTTTTAATTCTTTAAAGGCCTGCGCTCTCATTGCTTTTATTCCGTTTTTTCTGGCTTCATCAGTAACCGGAATAAAATAGCCTGTTCTACCGTTTCTTTCCCCAATAATCACAATATCAAAATCATTTACAAGGACATCAATTATCTTTTTAACCCGTCTTTCTGAAAACTTAGTAATTCTCATAATGTCAACCCTGTTAATTCTTTTAGTATCACTATTTGGAATTAATCTTAATACTGCTCTTTCATCCAACCCTAATCGTTTCATGTTTATTTGTTCCCTTTTTCTAACTCTTCCAATCTATCCGGATTGTAGCCTACCCACGCATTTTCAAAATTATCATCTATCACTACTACTGGCATACCTTGAAATCCGTATGATTTAATTTTCTCTAATGCCTCTTCGGTTTCAAAAACATCAACTGTTTCAAATTTAATTTTATTCTGATCTAAATACATCTTAGTCATCTCACATTGAATGCAAGATGGTTTACTATATACTGTTACTTTCATGTTACCCCCGCATTTTTTCTACTGCTTGTAAAAATAATTGTGCTACTGCTGAGAAGAATAGCAAGATTAAGAAAATCATAATTGAACCTGTTAACGGTGCTGCCACCACAATCCATTTCAACGGAACTCCCATCAACTTCAGAATCAATAAAATTAAACTTAAGCTTAGAACTGCTACAAAACTTAATCCACAACCGTTATATTTTTTCTCCATTTTAAATTCCCCTTTCATCTATACAAAGTAGATGGCACTACGTTTGCTTTTAGTGAATTCAAACAACATTTGTCCGGATTCGCTAATATCATATCCATAAGTACTATCATAGCTTGATGGCTTGCTTGGGCTTTGCAATTGGTACCATGTAAGCCCTGCAAAGGATAGTGATTTTTCATGGTGGAAATGCCCTGTAATTAAATACCGTGATTGGCTCTCTCCCCATTCCTTGCTAAATTTAGCAGTAATCACTTGATGCAACTTTTCCGGATTTTTAATCTTATCTCCATGATGTAGAAAGATTGAATGTGGCCCCAGTCTAGCATGCTTATATTCATCAAATTTCAAATCAAATTTGATTTGTGTATAAAGCCTTTGTAATGCTTTGACAAATACAAAATCTGTAGAAGGTGCGTGATTACCTTTTAAATAAACCAATGTTACCTTTCTGCTATTCTCTAGTGCTAAATCTAGTAATGGTAGGATGAAATTAAATCCATCTTCAATGCTTGCATCAAAATCCACTTCATCAATCCGCGTTCCTTTTTCAGTGGTGTTCAATAGATTATCTACATGGAAATAATCACCATGCAGTGTGATTAGGATCTCTTCATATCTGTTCAATATTCTATCTGCGATTTCACGTTGTAATGCAGCATAGTCATATTTAGAATTCAATCCGAAGTGCATATCTGATAATGGAATCAATAGATATTCTTCCGGTATTTCTTCACACGATAATTCTATTTTTCGTGGTTTTAACTTGCTTAGAACTCTTTCAATATCTTCTGCAGTGATTTCCGGTTCTTTTCTAACTGCCACAATCTTTGATTGGTAATTGTAGTAAGTTGAGCCGGAAATAGGAGTAGTCCATTCGTTGGATGTGATAGATTTTAATTTAAAAATCTTTGGATCAAACCCGTGTAATCTTAGAAGTTCTTCATCCGTGAATACTTTCTTATTCTTTCTTCCAATCTTGATTTCTGAACCAATTGAGCCATCCGCCTTGATATCCTTCTTTTGATATCTAGTTTCATTTTGTTTATTACCGGAATTCGCTTGTTGAATTTCCATGTATCTTGGATGCCTTCTACATCTATTCCGGATTCTGTCAATTGCTTGTGAATCATTAAATCCCATTTTCTGTGCGACTGCCGGCCATGAGTAGCCTTCAAGTTTTAAATCAATAGCCTTATCTACATCAATTACCGTCATCTAGTCACACTCACAATCAATAAATAGTTTTTTAATTTCATCCCCAAACAATTTAATAGCACGTTCGGCATCTTTTTCATTTTTAAAGTATCCGAAAAGGTTGAATTTCTCACAAATATTAATATAGTCGATAGAAATGATATCGAATTTTTGAGAATAATATAAAAAGTATTTTTTATCTTGCTTTTTCCAATCAGCCTTCCAATCTCCATTGCACTCATCACGAAACGCTCTGAATCGTGTAAGTAAGTTTCTGCGTTTTGCTTCTCGTTGTGCTGCTTGTTGGGTTGGAAATGCGTTTCCGGCTTCAAATCTTTCTTCATCATCTCCTATAAACCACCAAGATTCTTTATAAACATACCCATCATCACATAAACTCCAATACTCATCACCTTCTTTATACGGGCATTTCATTTCCCATACTTTTTCTTTTTCTAGTGTGTCCATTACTCATCCTCCCTATCTATTAATGTAGTAACCGGTAATTGCATCTAACATAAAACATCCTTCATGTACTTCTTCTGAATCTCTAAAACGCCAAGCGTCACTTTCTCCTACATAAGTAAATTTAAGGTATTTTCCATATTCAATACCGTATTTCCTTATACCGTAGAAAATCAATTTCTTTTCATTTTTTAAAAATAAAGTTAGTGTCATTTAATATCCCCTTCTTCAATCAACCAATCAATATTTTTTCTAGCTTTCTTTAAATCTTCCAAACCGTTTTTTTCTGCATATCGTAATAAATATTCAACCGCGCTACACCACCGATGCGCTTCCATACCGTTTTTGTTTTTAACAAAGTTTTCAAGAACTTCTTTAACTTCTAATCCTTTGTTTCCAACATAGTGACTTGGTTTGTTTACCGCTTCTTTAATTCGTGCATTTTCTTGTAAATCCCTCTTTATACCAACTTCAATTCTCTTTTGATGAATTGGATCATTTAAATTCATGCCATCTTAACTCCTTCAAAATATGCTTTTAAATTATCTGTAATCTTCTTTCTAGTGCTTGGAAATAATTTGTATGGATTGTTTAAAAACTTATTCAACGTGCTAACATTTACTTTTAAAATATCTTTTTGCATGTGGTAGAAGTTGTTAGATGATGTTCCAATCATCTTTTCTATTTCATCGCGTGCCATTAACAATTGAATGTTATAATCGTTAACTTCCGCAAACATCAAACTTGCATCCGGTTTGATTGGCTCATACAGTTTTGGTGCTGCTTGAATTAATGTGACTGTTCCTAACACGTTGTTTTTATGTTTAAACTCAAATGCTTTCTCATACGAAATAAATTCCAACGCTTTATGCTGATTCTTACAAAATTTCAATGTTTTCTTTGGATGCTTTTTATCTAAGTAACCTTCCATGGATAAATAATAATTAAACCCTGTAAAGTACATCCCGTTATGCTTAATTACAAACATTTATTTTCCCCTTTACTCAACCTTAACCAAAGTTTTTATTGTATTCTTCTTCAGTCATTTTTCCTGTAATCAATTTTCTTTTATTGCTTAAATAAGCTTCTTTATCACCAGTTGTTTTCAATTCAGAAATGGCTTTGATGATAGATGTGTAGCGTTCCGGATTTTCTTTGTAAACCCTTAGTTCTTTTTCCATCGATGTTTCCATCAATTAACACCCCTTTGCGCTCTCTCTTCATTCTGTTGTCTAAATAACCAATCCGGCAGTGGTTCAACATAGCCTTTAGTTTTGGTTGGATAATTTGAATAATTAGTTTTTGGATTAGAATCTATTTTGTATTCATCATTCCAACACTCTTGATTGAACCATGTTCCACCTTGCTTGATATATTTAGTTTCAGTCTGATTAGCTTTCACATATTCGATGTATGATTTTAAGCCATTCTGAATTGTCGTGTGTTCAACTCCTTTTTTAATAGCTTTTGTATAAGCCTTAAATGCATCGTTCTTTCTTTCTTTTCTTGGATAGATATCCCACAAATCATTGAATTGATTTTCTAGCAATTTGGCGGATATATTATTATTAGATTTACTTTCATTTACTTTACTTTTATTTTCTTTATTTAATGTTCCACCGTTTTGCCAACCGTTTGGCAACTGTTCCGCAACTTCTTTGCCAACTGCTTGACCACTATCTTGTAAACTATCTTGTAAACTAACTTGTAAACTAGGTTGTAAACTATCGTTATATAAAAGATTAATTTTGTAAGCAGTTGCTTTTGTTCCGTTGGATTTGTATTCAATAAACCCTAATTGCTTTAGAGTGTTTCTTGCTTTATCAATTCCTTGTCGTGATAATCCGGTGAACAATTCCAAGCGCAAATTCGCTACTGTAAACCATTCTTGCTTTCCGCAATCATTATGAACATTTAATAATGCGTGCCATAAAATGAATTGACCTGCAGACAATGGATTTGACATTTGTCGCTGATTGAACGCTAAAATTTGTTTCAATAGATTCATCCAAGCAACCCCTTTCTATAAAATTCCCAACGTTTGATTTTGTGTATTTTTATGGTATAATTTATTTAATTCTTGAGTGTGGTGGCTATTTTTAGTCACCACATTTTATTTTTCTAACAATTCCACTGCAGTATTGAAAGCAGCTTCTAATGTTTTATGTGTGCTTCTGCTTGAATACTTACTTCCTTTCACTTTTACTGATA